GAGCCATTGATAACTGTGAGGCTGCCCTTGCGTTTTGTGATCCGCTGGGAAGTTCTGCACATATACCAATCAAGTTGAGTGAATCGCAGAGGGTTTTTAATTGTAGTGTAAGGTGAGCACACCTATTAGCATAATCATCGGATACTCTTGTATTCTTTTTTGTACTTTCCTCAGTTGTGATTAACCCTTGTGTCCATAATTGACCGTGTTGAAATACAGAATAGCCCATATTAGAAAATCCTATGTCAAGACATAAGAGGGATTTGTTTTGTTGTCGTTTAATTAATGTTGCCATTTTATTTATCCCCCATGATATTTGGTTAAAGCAATAGATTTTTCTCTTTTAAGTAATTCATGTGCTTCATTGGAAAGCTCTTCAATTTTATCAGAAAATTCATAGTTACCTATGTCTCCTGATAAAGACACTTCAACACGTAGAGATTCATAATTGCCAACATTAATTGTGACTCCAAGAGAAATGCCCAATCTTTTGTTTTCCATAATCACCTCTTTTTTGGTTTGCGGTCTACTTTAAGAACTGCTTGTACTTTTCCCCATATTTCAATGACCCTTTCTCTTAACTCTTCTTCAAAGTCGTTTTCTTCTATGTGATGAAAAGCCTTTTCAATACTTTGGTATTCTTTGTTTATACAATTGTAACGATTAGCACCAGTCATGTTTTTAACGTACTGTAAGTTCGCACTAATATCATCAATACCATAACCAAACACAATATAAATTGGAGCCTCTCTATAAGGGTTGTCAATGCTACTTTTTGTTATTACACATAAAGAACGTATTCCAGTTGTTCCTGAAACTTCAATTTTAGTATCAGCGTTGACTTTCAATTTCCCTGTCTTTACTATGTATGGTTGAATAGCCCCTTGATATGGTGGTGAACCTATACGAATCCGTAAAGATGAATAAAATTCAATAGCCTTTCCTCCAGGAGTAACTTCACCATACTCTCCTTGCCGTACTTGGTTTGTGCAAGGAATCAGCCAATTATTTTTCTTAATCATTCTACATGTCTTCCTAAAACCCTCAGAAAATTCCTTTGCTCTTCTCTGTCCTCTTTTATCACCTTTGACACTAAGTTCCATATTAGTGCTTAAAGCAGCAAGAGAATCAGTGGCTATGCAATGAACCGCTCCTTCAGGTTTGGGTTTCCAATCATTGATGTATTCAAACACTTCTGTTACTGTGTCTGGCATTTTGTAATTTTTCTTAGCAAGTTCAACACCGTAGATACGAGCATATTCTTGATCAATACGTGCTTCAGGATCAAGCATCATAGCATCCCCATCATTAGCTTGTACACTTGCTACAATTTCAGATAGTAATGCTGTTTTACCTTTGCCAGAAGGACCATATATTTCAATAAGTATGCCTGCGGGAATACCTCCTCCATGCACACGGCCACCTGATATAGCAAGATCAAGAAGGGTTGAGCCAGTAGATGTCATTAAACCAAAATTACCCTCGAAAGGAATAACTTTGGGTGAATCTACCGGCTCCACTATAGAGTCACGCACTTCATTTGCTGCTGTTTTTGTTCGACTGATTAATTTTGACATGATGTATCTTTATTTTTTCCTTCTGATAATTGTTTTCTTTTTAGAGGTAGTAGATGTTTCCGATTTTTCTTCATCGGGAGGAAGAGTATCATCTTGGTAAAAAGCAACAGCTGCATCCGAACAAGCGTCCCACATTTCACATGCGGCACAAGCTTCTCTTTTATCATTGCTGGCTCCAAAAACACCGCCATCAGGACATGAGCCTTCAGGGGTTTCATCAACCAGGGGAGTATCAGGTTCAGGCACCATTCGTGTTACTCTTTTTGCATGAGGTGCCGTACTGCCATCTTCAATATATTTTTTACCGTAATGAGCTTCATATATTTCAGCATAGGTTGGTTTCATGTATATAACTTCATCAAGCGGAAAGTTTGTATCAAGAATTTCATCAGGAATTTTACCATCTCCCGGCCGGTCTATAAAACGGTGTCCCAAGTATGACACACTATCTCTTTCTGTGCCGCTGAGATCAACCCATTTGCCTTCAGATTCTATACTGAACACAACTCTTTTACCAGTATTATAATGTGAGAATTTAATATATCCACCATCAGAGGGTTTTAATGAAATTTTTTCAAGATGTCTTTCCATTAACCAATGAGCAACATCCCAAACTTGTATGCCTTTTTCTTCTTCTTCTTGGTTGTCATGGCACCAAATTTCATAAATTACTCTGCGTTTGGCACTTTTTTCTTTATATTCATCTTTTGAAAGATTTTCACGGTGAATATATTCAAGGATGGGATCAGTTTGTTTATATGTTTTTGATGGTGAAACAAATTGCAATTTGAGAGCTCCAACCATTCGATATACCCACACATCAACACAATAAGATGGCACACCTTCCCGGTCTCTTGGGTGTTGTGAGCCGGCAAAAAAAGGAATGATGTCTATTTCGTGTAATCCTTCTTTTGGTCGCCAGATATTAACGCCATTAGGCATATACTCTTTCAGTTTTTCCAAATTAAAAATGTGACTTCCCATGGTGCCTTCATCTTTTCTTTCTCCACTTTCTTTGTGCCTTTTTTCAAGTTCGCCTTTAAACTTTTCAGCTTTTTCTCTAAATGACATTATTCATCCTCCTTTTTATGTTTGTGTGTATCTTTCCATGACATGAATACAGCATAAGAAAGTAAGCGCACTGTTAAATATATAAATCCTATACTAATTAATAAATATATAACTTTTTGGAAAAAAGTAAATTCTTTTATTATTTCAATCATTTTATCCTCTCTTTATAAGAGGCTTTTTCTTTGTTAATCTATCATTATCTTCCAACAAAGATTCTTGTTGTGCTTTTCTCATTCCACCACCCAAAGCTTCTTGTGCTTCAGTGGGTATGTTAGGTTTAGCAAAATAACCAGCACAATACAATTGGGTTATTCCTTCAAGTGCTTTCTTCCTATGATCAAAAGCGGACTTAGCACAAGCAAGGACATTAACTATTTCATTAAGGGTGATCAACTCTTGAACAAGTTCTTGGTGTTCATCATTTAATTTGATTGTAGCGGAAACTGCCGCCTCAGTTAATTTTATGATTCCAAATCCTTCTGGGTTTGAACGTATAATACTGTCAAGAGAAGCATATTTTAATTCGATCTCTTCTTTTTTTCGGTCTCGGTTGGCGATAGCTTCAGTGTGTAGCTCGCCCCATTTCATATAAGAAGCAGCGTGTGTTGTCCAATTATGTTCCAACATAGAGAAGTCTATTACAAGTTCTTCTTTGTAATTGTACCCATATTCTTTTTCATTAGTCATTTTATTTTTCCTTTTTTAGTATTAATTTTGTTCATTAAACCTTTAAATCTATACATAAAACGTTTTTCAGCATGTCTATGTGTCCATGTAGGAATAATTTCAATGGGATATGGAGATACAGTGTATCGTGGATCATTCCAATCCGATGTGTTAATATCAAGGGCTTTAGCTTCAGTTAAGGCAAGCCGTTTATCAAAAATATCAAATTGTATAAAATGTTTTATGAAATTATTATATGGTGCAAGAAAAACTGAAAGGAAGTTATTAAGTATATTATCATATAACCCATTATACATGATTAATTTTAAATGTTTTCTAATGGGAGTAGAAATATCTCCTAAAAGAAAGTCAGGGGAATCATGTAAAAGAGCGACAAGTGACGTTATATTAGAAAAACCTTTTGTTATTACAATTTGAGATAACAGCACAGAATGTTGAGCGACACTATAAAATTCATTGCCTTGACCAGAGAAACGACCAGTTCTTGATAAGCCTCTTGCTATCACCTCTATGTCTAATTCTTTTCCAAAAGGATTAAATTCTGTGCCTTTGAATGTTGTAATGCTATAGTTATTCATAATTTACCTTTTGTTAAAATGGAATATCATCATCATCCTTTTTTCTACAAGCAAGATAACAGGCGAGTGTTATGCCTGGTCTACCTATATACATAAAACTATCTGTAAACAATGTCATTATATCAGCTATGTGTTCATTACTTGTGGTAAGTAAAACTTTTTCGAGGTAGTTAAGCATCCCATAACGTAAACTTTCAACGTCATTCTTTTTAATAGAAGGAATAATTTTCTTTATCTTTATCCATTTGGCTATGTCCAATGGGTCAACCAGTATCCTGCAAATATCCATAACTTCTTTATTGCCATAAACTTTATAATCAATGACGGCAAGGGCTTCTTCTTCATCGGTTATATTAATAATTGTATCAAGAATACTGAGAGCATGGCCGGGAGAGCCTTCTGAAAGATTAATTATCTTATTTGTAATTGTTTCAGGGTATTCAGAAAAACCTTCTTTATCTAAAATTTTTGTTAGAAATTCTTTTATTTCCATCAAGATCAAAGGCTTCACTTCAAAATCAGAACACCTGCGCCTTAAAGCAGCACCCAATTCTTTTCTGATTGAATCGAATTCTGAAGTGCATAAAACAAAAAAGCAATGCTTAGGACAACCATCTTCAAGTGTTTTCAGTAATGCGTTTAAGCCTTCAGGTGTTATTTGGGCACATTCATCGAGCAAATAAAGTTTGCGTTTGCCGTTTAAAGGAGAGTTTTTTAAATTAGCAATAAGATCACGAATGGTATCTATGCCTCTTGTGTTTGCAGTGTCATATATATGAAAATCAGTCTTTGATACTCCAAGAAGATTTCTAATCACATAAGCAAAGGTTGTTTTACCACAACCAGGCCGCCCTGTGAATAAAAAAACATGCGACATACTTTCCTCATTTGAAAATATGCCTTTTAGAGCGTTTACAATAGGAGTGTTACCATAAATTTCTTCAAGACTTTCTGGTCTGTGATCAATATGTAATGGCACGTTTTAATCTCCTTTCAGGTGTTATTGATTCTATATTAGGTTTTGTTCTAATCTTTGTTGCTTGTCTCATTCGCCGACCAATTTCTCTTGACAATTCCATATATACAGAATATATGGCTCTGACAGGATCATCTGTTTTTCTTTCTTTGCTTAATTC